AATTTAATACTGAAGGATATTATTGCAATAAACCTTTTAGATCCAAAGATTATATAAATTATTGGAATGATCAAAAAGAAAAATGTAGAGAAGGAGTAATATTTTATGGTAAGGAAAATATATTTTATCTTACTAGAGATTACTATATGTGGTTAAACTTCTTACCAATTTTTGATAAAGAAGAAAAGAAATATGGATTTGCTAAAGTTAGAGATGCTCAATATCATATGGCATTATATGAATTATTAGCTGAACTACATCATAGACATGTAGCTATTCTTAAGAAGCGTCAGATAGCTTCTTCTTATTTCCATATGGCTAAAGTTTTAAATCAATTCTGGTTTGAAGAAGGATCTATATGTAAAATAGGAGCATCACTTAAAGACTATATAAATGATAAAGGTTCATGGAAATTTTTAGATGAGTATAAAACATTTCTCAATGAGCATACTGCTTGGTATAGACCTTGTACTCCAGAAAAGGTTTTATTATGGGAGCAAAAAATAGAAGTAAGAATAAATAATAGAAAAACCAATAAAGGTCTTATGTCTAAAATACAAGGTGCATCTTTTGAGAAAAACCCAACAACTGGTGTTGGTGGACCTTGTACATACTTCTTTCATGAAGAGGCTGGTATTGCTCCTAAAATGGATCAAACATTTGAATATATTAGACCTGCAATGACATCCGGTATGATGACAACAGGTATGTTTATTGCTGCTGGATCAGTGGGTGATCTTGATCAATGTGAACCATTAAAACAAATGATCTTAAATCCTGAAGGAAATGATATATATGCTGTAGAAACAAACTTAATGGATGACAAAGGAACTATAGGAGTTTGTGGTTTATTTATTCCTGAACAATGGTCTATGCCTCCTCATATAGATAAATATGGAAATTCACTTATTGAAGAAGCATTAAAGTCTATTAGAGAAGAAAGAGCTCAATGGAAAAAAGATTTATCTCCTGAACAATATCAATTAAGAATATCTCAAAAACCAATAGATATTGCAGAGGCTTTTGCATATAGAAAAGAAGCTATATTCCCGCAAGCTGTATTATCAAAACAAATTAAGAAAATTGAGGAAAAAGAATATGCTTATGAGTTTGTAAAACTAGAAAGACTTGATGGAAGAATTAAACCAAGTAAATCAAATAAATTACCTATATCAACATTTCCTGTAAATAAAAAAATGGAAGACAAAACAGGATCATTAGTTGTATGGGAAAAACCTGTAAGTAATCCAACGTTTAGTATGTATTATGCTTCTATTGACCCTGTATCAGAAGGTAAGACAACTACATCAGATTCTTTATGTAGTATATTTGTTTATAAAAATCCTGTTGAAGTTACAAGAGAAACTAAAGATGGATTAGAAACATTTGTAGAAGGTGATAAAATTGTAGCATCATGGTGTGGTAGATATGATGATATAAATAAAACTCATGAGCAACTTGAATTAATAATAGAATGGTACAATGCATGGACATTAGTTGAGAATAATATATCTCTTTTCATACAACATATGATTGCTAGAAAAAAACAAAAGTACTTGGTACCAAAACAACAAATAGTATTCTTAAAAGATCTTGGATCTAATTCTAATGTATTTCAAGAATATGGATGGAAAAATACAGGTACATTATTTAAAAGTCATTTAATATCTTATGCTATTGAATTTATTAGAGAAGAAATATATCAAGATACAGATGAGCATGGTAATATAGTAAAAACAGTTTTAGGAGTTGAAAGAATTCCTGATAAAATGTTACTAACTGAAATGATGCAATATTTCCCAGGATTAAACGTAGATAGACTTGTAGCATTTTCTGCATTAATAGCTTTTGCAAAGCTTCAGCAAGCTAATAGAGGGTATATTAAGCGTAAAGAACAGGATAACTCTAAAGATAGCTTGGAAAAATCACAAAAAATGTATAAATTAAATATGAGGCCTTTTAAGAATTTAGGAAGGAAAAAGAGATTTGGATCAACTAAATTTAAAAAATCCCCATTTAAAAACATAAAATAAAATGAATGATTATTGGACGACCACTTCAACAGGATATATATCAAACTGGATAAGCAATACATCTTACGGAAAAGTATCTATTAAATACACAGTAAAGAAAAAATAATATGAGAGTACTTAATGCTTTACAAATGAAAAACGGAGCTAAAGCTGATAGTAAGGATTATCCTTCTTCAGCTAGCTTAACACAACCTGTACAATTTTTACCTGCTAAAAAGAAGGATGATGATTGGGCTGCTTGGAATTTAGATTGGTTAGAGTTGGAAGGAATGGAGTATCTAAAAAAGACTGCCAGAAAAATGCTTAAAAATTATAAGCTGGCTAAAGGTATTATAGATAAAACAGACTATATAGTTGAAGAAGATAATGATTATAAAGATCTAATGGATGTATTAACTAAGTCAGATGATTCTGCATTAGAACTTAAATTTTATCCTATTATACCAAATGTAATTAATGTACTTACAGGAGAGTTTTCAAAGAGATTTTCAAAAGTACAGTTTAGAGCAGTAGATGATTTATCTTATAATGAGATGCTTGAATCTAAAAGAAAGATGGTTGAAGAAAATCTTTTAGCAGATGCCAGAGCAAAAATATTAGTTAAGATGGTTCAAATGGGTATGGATCCGCAATCAAAAGAATCAAAACAACAACTTGATACAAATAAAATAAAATCACTTCCTGAAATAGAAGATTTTTTCTCTAAAGATTATAGGAGTTTAGTAGAAGAATGGGCATCACATCAACAGAAAGTTGATGAAGAAAGATTTAAAATGCATGAGTTAGAAGAAAGAGCATTTAAAGATATGCTTATTACAGACAGAGAGTTTTGGCATTTTAAAATGATGGAGGATGATTATGAAGTAGAATTATGGAATCCAGTATTAACATTTTATCAAAAATCTCCTGATACTAGATATATATCAGATTCAAATTATGTTGGTAAATGTGAAATGATGACCGTTGCAGATGTAGTAGATGCATACGGATACCTAATGACTGAAAGCCAATTAAAATCTTTAGAAAAAATATATCCTGCTAAAAATGTTAAATATAGTATGCAAGGATATCAAAATGATGGAACATTTTATGATCCAACTAGATCACATAAATGGAATACAGATTTACCTTCTTTAGGATATAGACAATTTGTTAGCAATTGGCAAAATTCTCCAGATGGAGGTAATGATATTGTTAAATGGATTTTAAATGAAGGAGAGGATATAGCTTTATGGGGTGAAAGAAATATGTTAAGAGTTACTACAGCATATTGGAAAACTCAAAGAAAAGTTGGACATTTAACACGTGTAAAAGAAGATGGTTCAGTAGTATCTAAAGTTGTTGATGAAAATTTCAAACTTACAGAAAAACCTATTTATAATACAAATTTATTTAAAGATAAAACAAGAGATAATCTAGCATATGGTGAACATATTGATTGGATATGGATTAATGAGGTATGGGGAGGTGTTAAGATTGGACCTAACATGCCATCTACATGGAGACAAACTTCAACTGAATTAAATCCTATTTATGTTGGAGTAAATGCAACTAAACCTGGAAGACTTAAGTTTCAATTTAAAGGAGATAATTCATTATATAATTGTAAACTTCCTGTAGAAGGAAGAGTATTTTCAGATAGAAATACAAGATCTACTTCTTTAGTTGATTTAATGAAAGCATATCAAGTTGGTTATAATATGGTTAATAATCAAATAGCTGATATACTTGTAGATGAACTTGGTACTGTTATTATGTTTGATCAAAATGCATTACCACGTCATTCTATGGGAGAGGATTGGGGTAAGAATAATATGGCTAAAGCATATGTAGCAATGAAAGATTTTGGTATGTTACCTTTAGATACTTCAATAACTAATACAGAAAATGCTACAAATTTCAATCATTATCAAACATTAAACATGGAACAGACTAATAGATTGATGAGTAGAATACAATTAGCTAATCATTTTAAAACTCAAGCATTTGAGGCTATTGGTATTAATCCTCAAAGATTAGGTCAAGAAATTTCTAGACAAACTGCTACTGGTGTACAACAAGCTGTTCAATCATCATTTGCACAAACTGAAATGTATTTTATACAACATTCAGATAATCTTATGCCTAGAGTACATCAAATGAGAACAGATCTTTCTCAATTTTATCATAGTACAACACCAAGCGTTAGATTAAATTATATATCTAGCGAAGCAGAAAAAGTTAATTTTCAAATGAATGGTACTGATTTATTAATGAGAGAATTTAATATTTTTTGTACAACTAGAACAAATCATAGAGCAATATTAGATCAATTGAAACAATTAGCTATACAAAATAATACTTCTGGTGCAAGTATTTATGACCTTGGAAGTGTTATTAAAGCTGAATCTATTGCTGAAGTAACTGATATACTTAAAGATTCTGAATCTAAACAAAAACAAGAAAGAGAATCTCAAATGAAACAACAGCAAGAAATGCAACAACAACAACTTCAAGCTCAAGCTCAAGAAAAAGCTCAAGAACGTGAATTCTTAGCATCACAAAATGATGCCAACCGTAAAAAAGATATTACAGTTGCAGAAATAAGAGCAGCAAGTTATGGAGGACAAGTTGATATTAATCAAAATCAACAAAGTGATTTCCAAGATGCAATGCAGGATATACGTAAAAGAGATGAATATAGAGAGCAAATGAATTTTAAAAGAGAAGAAGCAGCTAATAAAAATGCACATGATCAAGCAAAATTAGGAATTGATAGGGAAAAAATGGCTACACAACGTGATGTTGCTAATACTCAATTAGAAATTGCAAGAGAAAATAAAAATAGATTTGATGTTGAATCTTCAAGAAAAAAGAAAGATGAAAAGAAGAAAAAGTAATGATAGCTATATACTGTCATAAATTTTTAAATTGAAAAAAATTTTAAAGGTTTAGTAATAAATCTTTTGTATATTATATATGTATAACAATTAAAAACCAAATGTGCCATGGCTGAAAAAGAAACCAAAACAGTAGATACAAAGGTTGAACAAGTAGATGTTGATCTTAATGATATCTTTAATGCAGCACCAGGAGGAGACTCAATAACGCTGCCAGAAGAAACTGAACAAAAACAAAGCATCTTTAGTAGAAAAAAAGATGTTGATACTAGTTTTTTATATGAAAATAAAAAAGAAAAACCAGTAGTAGAAGAAGAAGTAAAAGAAGAAGAAGTAAAAAATGAAGCAGTTGAAGAAAAAAAAGAAACTGTTAAAAAAGAAGAACCAAAAGAAAAAGTTGATGTAGATAAAGTTTTAGGACTTGATGAACTAGAAAAAGAGGAAGAAACTGAAACAACAACAACAAAAAAAGGAAGAAAAAGAATAGAAGGAATATCTGATGTTTTTTCAAAACTTATAAAAGATGAAAAAATAATTCCTTTTGATGATGAAAAAGAACTTGATGAATATACCCCTAAAGATTGGGAAGAATTAATTCAAGCTAACTTAGAAGAAAGAACAAATCAGGTTAGAAAGGAAACACCAAAGCAGTTCTTTGAAAGTTTACCACAAGAACTACAAATAGCAGCAAGATATGTTGCAGAAGGTGGTCAAGATCTAAAAGGATTGTTTGGGGCTTTATCAAAAGTTGAAGAAACAAGAGAGCTTGATATAAAAAAAGAAACAGATCAGGAGCGAATAATTAGAGAATACTTAGGAGCAACTGGTTATGGTAATGCAGAAGAGATTGCTGAAGAAATTGAAATTTGGAAAGATTTAGGAAAACTTGAACAACAAGCTTCTAAGTTTAAACCAAAATTAGATAAGATGCAAGAAAAAGTTGTTGCGCAAAGATTGCAAGAGCAAGAGATGAAACAGAAACAACAACAACAAGCTTCTGAAAAATACATGGCAAATGTATATGAGACTTTAAAAGGAGGACAGATAAATAATATTAAAGTGGATAGAAAGACTCAAGCATTGTTATATAATGGATTAGTGCAACCAGCATATCCATCTATAACAGGAAAAAATACAAATTTGCTTGGACATCTTCTTGAGAAGTATCAGTTTGTTGAACCAAACTATCCGTTAATAACTGAAGCATTATGGTTATTAGCAGATCCAAAAGGATACAAAAACAAGTTGATGGAGAAAGGTGAAAGTGTTGCTACAGAAAAAACAGTTAGAAAGCTTAAGACTGCACAGTCTCAAAAAGGAAGTTCAGCTGCAACTGTAGGAGATAAAGAACCAGCAAAAAGAAGTACAGGTAGAAAACTACCGAGAAATAAAAATATATTTAAAAGGTTTTAATATATAGTTTAATTTAATGTTTAATTTAAAAAAGTAATCAAATTATGGCAACTCCAATTATGAATAATGGGATTTTCCTACGTGATACTCAGTATAAAGCTAGTTCACATGTTGATTCTTATCACTTAACAAATATGTTAGGGGATGCAGAGCCCATGGATATGGGACCTATTGATATTTGGGCGCAAGTCCAAAAGGTAGAAATGCCTTTATATCAATTAGCATCTTTTGGTGGTCAGAATACAATCATGGTGGATAATGCTCGTGGTGAGTATAAGTGGCAAACTCCCGTTACAGAAGACTTACCATTTATTGTTAAGAATATAGAACTTGGAACTAATACATATTTGGGTACTGATGGAACTTCGTTTAAACTTATGCTTAATAAGCGTGCGTTTGGACATGGTGATATCATTACTTATGATAAGTATAATGGTGAAGAGCTTTATATTACAGCAGATGACATTGTAGAAGCAGCTGATGGCTGGGTCTATACTGTCCAAATGGTAAATAAATCCAATACTACTGCGTTTAGTGACACTTATTTAGCTGCAGGTACTAAGTACTTCAGAAAAGGTTCTGCACGTGGTGAGTATGGTGAGAGATTTTCAGATCTTACAACTTCAACAGGTTTCCGTGAATTCTACAACTTTGTAGGAGGAGCAGAAGCACATGTTCATTATTCTATTTCTTCTAGAGCTGATCTTATGATCAAAGGGGGAATGAATGCTGACGGTAGTATTCCTGTTACTGAGATTTGGAGATCTTTTGATAGAAGTATGGATCCTTCAGTTTCTTCATTAGAATCAATGGTAGAAATTATGGGAGCTGATTATGTAAGACGTGCGTTTGACAACGGTGATCTTTCTAGAACTTTCCTAACTAATATGGAAGCTGCTCATCTTTCTAAGATAGCAACTGACATTGAAACGTACCTAATGTGGGGACGTGGAGGTAGAGTTAAACAAGATGGACCAGATGATATTAGATTATCTGTTGGTCTTTGGAAGCAATTAGATAACTCATTTAAAAGAGTTTATAATAAAGCTTCTTTCAACTTGGATATGTTCAAGTCTGAACTTTATAATTTCTATCAAGGTAAAGTTGAATTAGATGGACCAGATCCACAAAGATCATTAATTGTACAAACAGGTATCGGTGGTATGCAATTGATTAACAAAGCTATTAAAGATGATGTTAGCATGATCAATAATGGTTCTGGTAATCCATGGGTAATTAACGCTGATAATGTTGGTGCAGTTACTGGTCAAGGAATGGATATGGGTTATGGATGGTCATTTACATCATTTGTAATTCCATTCTTAGCAAATGTAAAATTTGTTCTGAATCCAGCATTTGACAACTTACATACTAATGATATTGAGAATCCACTTATTGATGGAAGACCTTTAAGTTCTTATTCATTTATAATCTTTGATGTAACAGACCAAGGAAATGACAATATTCACTTATTGAAATTAAATTGGGATAATCAATTAAAATGGTTCTACCAAAATGGAACTATGGATTATATGGGAAGAACACAAGGATTCCAATCATCTGGACAATTCAATGGCTATAGAGTTTATATGACTCAAACCATGCCGGCAATATGGGTAAAAGACCCTACCAAGGTATTGAAAATAGTTATGAAGAATCCTACTACAGGTGGTTCATTCTAATATGTTCTTTATTTAGAAGGGGGATCTTAATGATCCCTCTTTTAAATTTAATTAATTTAAAAACTTAAAAAAACCTTTTAATAATGGCAAAAAAAACTAGTAAAAAAGAAGAAATAGTAGAAACTACTACTATACAAGCTCCTATTGAAAATAATATTGAACCTACAATTTCAATGGAAGATTTCACAATGATTGAAAAATATCAACAAGATAAAAATCAAAGTATTGCAATACGTCCTTATGTTACAAATATTGAAAACATGGGATTAGAAAATTATGGATTATCATTATATGATAATGTTTTTCATGAAGAGCAATTAACATGTTTAGATATAAATGGTGTACGAAGATACATTACTGGATTAAATGAATTTGCTCCAGAAGTTAAATCTTTAGAACCATCTAAAAGAAGTGCTAAAATAAAACAAATAAGAACAGCAGTTTGTGAGTTAGAAAAAGAATTAGCACAAAATGTTCTTAGAGTAGATGATCCTGAATTTTGGAATAAAGTAAAATTACTTAGACCTAATAATGATGAGTTTTGGTCTAAGATAAGTGTTAGAGTTGGAAATGATCCTTTATATCTAGATCCTAAAAAAGATCCATATGATTTAATAAAGATCTTTGCAATTGAAGCTGGAGGATTTTCTATAGTAGCTAAAGATTTACAAACAGCTAAATTAAAAGGATCTATTTGTAAATTTTATTTAGATAATTTAAAAGAAACTGTTGCTACTAGAACATCATCTTCTAAGATTAGAAATAAAGCTCTTGCAGCATTACAAACAATGTATGATTCAAATCCTACAAAGTTAAGATATGTTGCTAAAGTAGTTGAAGATGTTCAAGCTTATACTAATTCAACACCTAATGATGTAATATATGAAGATATGGATGCATTTATTCATGGTGATGGATCAGAAAGAAATACTTTAACTGCGGCTAAAATATTTTTAGAATCTTCTAAATTAAGTTTAGAGGAGTTAAAATTAGGTGCAGTAATAAAAGATGCTAAAACTTACAGAATAATAATAGATAAATCAGATGGTTGGATTTATTCAGACAGAGGAGTTAGATTAGGTAGAAATATGGATGATGTGTTAGAATTTATTGCAAGCCCGCTAAATGATGAAGTCTTAATGGATATACTAAAGAAAGTTGAACATCAATGGTCATTATAGATGAATAATAATACTTTACAAGTTAAATTTAAACAACGTTTAAATAAAATTGATAGTCAAGATTATGATAACATTCAAGCTTGGGAAATATCTGAAGCTTTTAATAAAGCCCAAATTGAATGGTGTAGAAGGCAATTAGCTGGTACTAATATGCGTCAGGAAGGAGATGAGATGTCTAAAAGAAGAATAGATGATCTAGAAATTTTATTAACTAGTAAACCACTTTTAGGATTTGATGTTGCTTACAATAATACATTTGGATATTTTGAAGCTCAAAACTTTAATACTATTTATGATCCAGCATTAGGTGGTGACTATTTAGAATTTAAAAAAATAGAGTGTAAAAGTCAAGCATGCTTTGCTTATACTCCAGCTTCTTCAGTATTAGTAAATCCAGCAATTCCTCCAACAGAAGCTGTTTATACAGATGGCGGATTTGAAGAGGTTATAATTACTCCAGCTATTGATCCAATAGATCCAATTCCAGGTCAGGATGAAATAGTTGAATGGATTCAAACTCCTACTACAGTACCTATATTTGAATTTATAAGTAATGGTTATCCTACAACTGCTATGAGTAATGTAGATGTTGTACTTAATCAAATTGCAACGCAAACTGGTTATAATTTAACTTGGAATCAATATTATGCATTTGCATATAATACTGATGGTATAGCAACACCACCACAATTTCAATCTCCTTATGAAGCAATGACAAATGATGGACTCCTTATTCAAGAACCTTGGTTATGGAATTTATATAGTGAATTATATAATGATTATTTTGATTATCAAGTAAGTGATGAGGCATTACTTGTTGATGCTCAAAATTGGGAATATGGAGAAAATTTTACAATAACTATGGGTGATCTTGATGGACAGGCCGGAAATAATCTTGATGTTCCAGATATGCCTAACCCAGATATTATTTTACCTATTGGTGCAGGTGGTGGACTTCAATTTGCACTAGAGGGTAGTGATTATGCAACTGATTGCTTAGTGCTGGCTACTATGTGTGGATCTAGTGCTCAAGAATTAATAGATAATGCCTCAGTTATGGTAACAAATGCTATTAATAATTCTAATTCAGGTTATATAGTTGGTGGACCTAATAATGAATATATGTGGATTGAAGATGGTGTAATTCAATTTGGTTCACAAACTTCATATGTTAATTCTGATGGATTACCTATTGGTAATTATAGTTATACTGGATCACCAAATAATTATTCACCTGCACTGGGATGGTCTAATTTATGGGGTGGAATTAGTACTAATACTTGGGATGCTAGTAATATAGGTACCACTAATTATACAGCTCAATGTGTTACAAGTGGTGGATGCTGGTATTCTGCTAACCATGTTTATATGACAACTTTTGATTCAACTGGAGAATGGATTGTAACACAAGAAGCTATAGAAGAAGTTCCAGGAGTTCCAGGTGTTCCAGCAGTAACTGAACTACAAGAGCTTCCAGATATATTAGTAACTCCAGGAACACCAGGTAGTCCTGCAGAATATGAAGAAACTGCAGAAGTTGCGTGCTTTTGTGCTCCTGGTGCAGATAAAGAAAATTTCTGTACTAAAGCAAGAACCATGACAGTATACCTCTCTGAAGTTGCTAATACTGATGTAGTATTAAGAGATCCATTAAAAAATCCAAACTTTGAATGGTGTGAAACTTTTTGTACTTTTCAATCAAGAGCTGGTAATGTACCTTCATTAAGAATTTGGAGAAGAAATTTCTTTATAATGGAACCTGTACTTCATTATTATAGGACTCCCAGAAGAATTGAAATAGCAGGTTCAGTTGATCCATATACTGGTCTTGCAGTTGCTGCAGATGTCATTCCAGAATTTAAAGATGATATAGTTGAAGTTATGATAGATAATGCTGTGTCAATACTTGCTGGTGATATTAGTGATTCAAATCAGATGATGAGGGGAGAGCAATCTGCAGAAAAAAATAATTAATATACAGACAGTATCATTTATTTTTTGTATATTATATATATAAAACCATACAGTTATTTTAAGTGACATTATTATAGGATGTCACAAATGTTTATTTTTAAAAATTTTTAAGTTATGGCTTATTTTAATCACGCTTTTAAAAAAGTGTTTTTGCCTAGTTCAGTTGAAACTGGGGCAAATCAAAAAGGGATTGATTTAACAAATCAAGAACTTGCTGTAATGAATCCTAATTCAAATTTAAGTGTTGCTACTGCAGGTTTAGGTGCAACTGGTCAACCTTATTATTTGGCACAGGGTCCATATGTATCAAGTGATACCCTAGGTAATGGTCTTACACCTCATGGAGGATATAAAGAGACTGTTAAATCTAAAATTATTAATCCAAGATATATTTCAATGCTTGGATATATGTTTAATCAAGAATTACAACAAAATGTAGTAAAGTTAGTTGGTCAATACAATTGTTTCCCATGTGGAAGTTTAGGTATGATAAGAGTTGATCTAAAAGGATCTCCTGCTTTAAGATTCATGTCTCACAATATGTATAAGATATTTTCTGCTAATAATATGTGCTGTAAAACAGGTGAGTCTTATCAAGATCCTACTTGGGTATTTGCTAATATTGCTGATGAAATTAATGGAGATGATTATTGGAAACAATTTGTAACTGCTACATTAGATACATCTACTGATGGTGGTGGATCTTGGACTGCTGTAACAGCATCAAGTGATTCTTTTGTAACTGGTTATAATAGTGGATCTCCATTGTCAACAATTACAGCTTCTAATCAAGGTAGGTTAGTTTTAACTGCTGCTTACTCTGATACTACATTTGGTAATTGTTCATTTGATCCTAGAGATTTCTCAAGTACAAATGTTATTCCAATTGAAATTGCTAACGTTGATGTATTAGATGAAACAGGTGATGTATGTGTTACTTGTGGAACTAGTACTGAAACACAAGCTCCTTTAATGGGAATTGGTCACGGTGAAGAAGTTTTAAGAAAAATGATTTTATCTGAATCTTATAGACAACATCACTTTAACAATGGTGCTAAAAATTCTATTAGAATGCGAGAAATTGAGCAAGGTGATGAATTAGTAAGTAAAGTAACTAGAAGTTCTACATTGTACAATAGTTACTATATACAACATCATGTACCAAGATTCAATAATCCTACTGGTGTATTTGATAACGATCAATATTTAATTGAGTTGATTGGTCTATCTGATGCAGCTGGTGCTGTTGGTGGTGGTGGTACAACAAGTGCTGCTATTAACACTTTAATGGGTCAAATAGAGACTTGGCAAGATGCTGTTAACGGAGCAGACTCTGTTGCTTATCAGAATCTTCAATCTTGGTCTTCTATATCATAATTGATATATTAGATAAGTTTTTTAAAAAGGGTGGGATTATTCCTGCCCTTTTTATTTTCATATCAAATGCATTTTTTGTATATTATTTATGAGTACTATATTAAAATAATCCTATGGCAGCAAAGCATATATTAAGTTTAGAATTACCTCCGGTATCAAATTGTGATATCTTTAGTGTTAAAGATACAAGCCAATATGCAGAAAATCTACCTGTTGAATGTCCTGAATTATTAATTTTACCTCCTGGTTTTAGTGTACCCCTTATAGTAGAAGTACAACAAGGTTTTAATTTAAATTTAACTCCTTGCTCTTTAGGTTTACAAACATATAATTGTAACACTAGTACTGGAAGTTTTGTTGATGGTCTTTATGTTATAAAATATAGAGTTCAACCTCATGAAAAAGTATATGTAGAATACAACCACTTAAGAATCACTCAAATAATGAGTATGTATTATAATAAATTATGTGACTTAGATATAAATGCTTGTGAACCTTCATCTTCAAAAAAGAAAGTTTTACAAGAAATGCACTATATAAAAACTATGGTAGATGCTGCTAAAGCTAAAGTAGAATATTGTAATAGTCCTGATGAAGGAATAGAATTATATAATTTTGCACTTTCTAAATTAAAAAAGATTACATGTTT